TTAGTAGTGTTGTAATTAGAACCGCCATCTGTTGAACCATTAAAAGTAAAATCAGCTTCGTCTGTTGCTGGGTGCATATTTATAAACTTAAATAAATAAGTATCGTATGTGCTATTAATATTAGAAGTAAAAGAAGATGACGATACTCCTGATGTAATAGTGTTTGTGGTAATTAAATTTAAAGCACCACTAGGAATACTAGCTGCTGCTGTAACTGCACTTATAGAATTGTTATTGTATTTAACTAACGCCATATAATTTTATAACTCCACTATCTATATTTCCTGATGAAAATTTAAAATCAACACCATCAATAGCTGCAGTAACATTGCAATATCCAGCTGTATAATCTTGCCTACTTCCAGGATTTGTTGCCATATGAGTATTTCTAATTAAAAAATGTTTTACAAAAGTTGTATCAGATGGAGCAAATAAATGCATTTCACCACATAAAGAAGCATCAGCATCAGTTCCATAAGTATTTTCATTTAAACTTATATAACCTGTGGCTTGTGCTAAATCTAATCCTGTGCTGTAAGATATACTTGCACCGCCATCAGCTTCGGTATGATTGGCAAGAAAACTGGTTGTTGTTTTTGTTGCATCAAAAGCTGAACTTCCATCTCTAAAATTTAATGTCCATTCCACATTATTTGTAGCTGGATGTATATTTATCCATTTAAATACATACTCTTTGTAAGTGCTATCTATTCCACTTGTAAAAGATAAATTGGCACTACTACTAGCTGTCTGTGTAGATATTAAATTTAATCCACCACCTGATATTGAAGCTGGTAAAGCTGTGATTGATGATAAGGAATTGTTGTTAGCAAAATTAAGAGCCATTGATTACTCCTTTGGATTGTCTGATTTTACTTTAGCTATTGCGTCTTTCCAAGTTGTAGTACCATTAACATTATCCCAATACTGCATATCAAGTTGTTCTTGAATTGTAGGATAAGCAACTTCTCTATCTCTTTGATATTGTTTAGCATCATAGTCAGATTGTAGTTCTGCTTGTTTTGCTTCTATATCATTTACAGAAATAGGTGTTGTATTGTTATACCAAGTAATTTGATTTACATCTTCACCATTAATTGAAAATTGTGCTTCAGAATTAATTGCTAATATTGCTGTTGATAAATCTACCATTATGCTCCTATCTCTATTGCTGTTATTGTTGAACTTCCAAGATGAGAAGTTAATCCATCTGATCGTTGATTTATATAAACTGTACCAGCACCTTCTCTACAAGTTGCTACTTTATAAGTTGTGGCACTTGTTGAACTTGGACTATCTAAAAAAGTAATTGGAACATTACCCATATTATGATCATTGGCTATTGTTGCTTTTAATGAACCACTTCCAGGTTGTAATAAATTTGTTGAACCTCTAATTAAATTAAAAAATTGAGTATTGCTAGATACAGAATTATATATTTGAACTAAAACTAAAACTTTACTAGACGTAGCAGATGGAGTTATAGCTACACTTAAACCTGTAATATCTGCAAAGCCACCTGATGAATAAGTATTTGTTGTACTAAAAGTATCTGTTTTTGCTGTTGATACAACTTGTAAGACTTTACCACCACTAGGTGCTGCAAATGTATTATCACCTCTTAAAAAAGTTGTAGCATCTTTAGTTCCTGTTGCTGTTAGTTTAGCAAGAGATACTGTACTGTCTGATGGTACACCAAGATCAAGAACTGATCCTAGTATATGAATAAAGTTTATCACATCACCTGTTACAAGGTTAGATGCAAATGTAATAGTTGAACCTGATACAGTAAATGAACTTCCTGGTCGCTGTAAAATTCCGTTCAGCGATACCAACATATGGTTAGCTGTTTCAGGTACTACATTAACAGATGATACTTGCATCGTGTATGCAGCTTGACCATTAACTACACTAATAGCATCGCAGACTTGAAAGTTTCCTATTGTTGGTTGTTTGCCTATATACATATTATACTACTCCGTAAAGTTTAATTGATCCTGATGAAATATTACCAGTTGTAAAAAGAAATTGTACTCCATCTACAGCACCAGCTCTTTCACTTCTTCCACCACCAACAGTAGTCATTTGATGGTCACCATCTATTTGACCTGTTAGTCTAAAATCAACGTATGTATCAAAAGTGCTACTTGATGGTGAATACAAAAACATTCTTCCATTTAAATTTGCATTAGAAGCATTAGAATAAACATTAAATAGTTCTATTTTAGTTTGGTTTTCACCTTGTGTCTCAGAAGCTGCATTAGATTGAAGTCTTCTAAAACCATAATCATAAAATGATCCAGTAACAAAAGAACCACCTTCTGCCATTCTCATAAATAATGTTTGAGCATTATCTGCTGCTTTTATATTTACAAACTCTAGCATGTAAGTATTATATGTGCTGTCAATATTTGAAGTGATACTTATATTAGCTGAATCACTTGCTGTTGTTGTAGAAAGTAAAACATGAGTACCACCACCTTTAATTAAACTGTAATCAATTCTTTTAATTACTCCAGCATCCGATACTAGAAATTCATCTGTATCAGCTGGTTCTGTCGCTAGTGCTGTCTGTGCAGAAATAACATCTGTATTTACCTTTGCTCCTGTTACAGCTGTGTTAGCTAAATCAGCAGTAGAGATAATACCATCAGCAATGTCGCTTGATGTTAATGGTGCATCTGTCGGTTTTTTACCTATGTAACCCATGTGTTTTAACTCCTAATTATTATGTGATTTCCATTACTGATAATGTGCCTGAAAGCTTATCAGCTACTGAACAATCGATTTGAATTTTGTCGCCAGTTTCTAAAATTACTTTAGATCCTGATAAAACTTCTAATGAGCTTCCTGTTGGAATAGTTACATCTTTAACTAAGAACGATGTACCATTAGCAACATTGTTTGCTCCACCTCTATTTGATGTTGTACTAACGTGTTCTACTTCAGCTGTTACTGCTGTTGTATGAATGTTAGCCAATACAAGACCTAGAACTACTGTAGTCGTACTTCCAGCTGCTGTGTACATCACATAAGGTGTTCCAGCTGATGCTGGCTCTGCTGCGAAGTTGATTGCTTTAAACGTGTTTGCCATTTATTTACTCCTATTAATTATCCTAATGCTATAGCTAGTGCAGTTGGATCTTCACCAGTGTTGGTTATTGTTATTGTTTCGTTACCGCCATCATTAGTTTCTGCTAAGCTTATATTTGTTCCAGCAGTTAATTTTGAAAGTAAGAAGTTAGGTGTTGTATCATTCGATGATACTGAAACTTTGACATCTGTATCTGCTTGTATTGCTACCCATGCAGATCCTGTCCAAACATTTAAAGCGCCTGTAGATGAATTAAAATATAATGCACCAGTTGCTAAAGCATTTCCATCATTGTCAACAGATGGAGCTGAAGATTTAGATCCTAAATATGTGTCATCAAAACTATCTAAAGATGCAGCCGCAGATGTTGCTGAACTTGCAGCAGCTGTAGCAGATGATGCAGCCGCAGTAGCAGATGATGCAGCCTCACTAGCTTTAGTTGTTGCTGTATCTTTATGACCTGATGCTGTCGATGCAGATGAAGCAGCAGCTGTAGCAGAGCTTGCAGCAGCCGTTGCAGAACTAGCAGCAGCCGTTTGAGAGGTTGTTGCTGAGGCAGCGTCAACAATCAAAGACCATTTTGCACTATCAGTGTTAGTCGTTAATGGTTGAGATCCACTAGATGTATGAGCTGTTAAAGCTATAAAAATATTATTAGTAGAAGTATCTTTAACTAGATCTCTTACAGCATAAGTCGTTGAGGCAGCCCAGTTACCTTTAAAAGTTCCTAACTCTTGAGCTACAGATATTTCACCTGAACTATCAAATGATAATAGTTTGTTTGCTCTGTTGGTAGCATCAACTGTAAATTCAGTCGATGTCATCGTATTAGTTCTTGAAATCTTTATAGATCTATCGCTTTCTTCTTGAAGCTCTTGAGTAATAGAAGTTACTTTATCTAAGGCATCTTCTAAAGTATTCGCTGGAAGAGGATCGTTTTCAATTAAATCTACTCCTTGCGTTTGTGGTGTATCTCTTCTTAAAACAACTGTTTCAGAAGCCGTAGGAACATTACCGCTAGTGAATGTAACACTTCCTCCGTTAGCATTACCAACGCCACTGACGTTATAATGAGTTGAAATCGTTTTCGTAGTTTCCGTACCATCTGAACTCCTTATTATAACTTCAATGTCGTCTTGATCTGTTACTTTAAAAGTATAGTTAAAAACAGTTGTAGAACCGTTTCCACTGTAGCTATTTTTGATTGTAGTTGTAGATATAGTCAATTTATTTCCTGTTATTGATCTTGTTCAAAGTAATCACCTTGTATTGGCTCACCTTGATTTAGTGTTAGTATTTTTTCTGCGAATTTTTCTGTCGCTTCTTCTGTAATTCTTGTATTAACATCTTTTGCTTTAGAATATGGATTATCACCAGCACCGATTAAATCACCGTAAGCTGCTTGCTCTGCTGCAGTAAAAGCTTTTTTAATATAACCTTGTTTAACAAAATTATCTTCAGCTTCTAAATATTCATCAGAAGAAAATAAAACAGATAGATTTTCTTTTGCATACGCACCTTTACGTTTTTGTAAAAATGCCAATTCATCAGATGTATATTCTACTGTAGTTCCAAGAAAACCTTTTGTAATTGATTTACCTCTTCTAATAGGTCTAATCTCTACTTGAGTTTTCTTAAGCTCGTCTCTAATAGGATCGTTTTTAGCAATAGTGTAAGCACCCCAACCTTGAACTGTGTCACCTAATAAATCGTATTGTTTATTTAAGTTGTTATTAATACCGATAGCTTTTTTTGCATATTCCTCAAACTCAACAGCAAGTTTTTGCTGACTATCATTTGTAATAAAATTATAAGTCTTACCAGTTTGTTTTACGATTGAAGGTATAAAGCTTGTTCCAATATCTTTTCCCCATCGTTGCGCACCTTTAATTGCACCTAACTGTTTAAAGTTTTGGAAATCATTAATTCCTTTTGAAACACCTGACATAAATGTACTGTCAGATAAGTTCTCACCAAAAGACAACATTAAAGCTGTAGCCATCGCAACATGATCTTGCCATTGATCGTGATCTTTAAAACCCATTTGTGCAATAGCGCTAAGATCTGCTGCTTGTTTAAACATCATAGCAACTGGATCAAATAAAGTATCTCTTACTGAAACATTTATAGTTGTATCACCGTAAGGAATATTAATAGTACCACTTCCAGTGCCTAAAGTTTTTTGCATAGCAAACTTAGATCCGTCTGCTTTAAATTTACTTCCAAGCTCAGGTGATGTTCCTGTTGCATAACCACCATAGTTCATTCCCATAACTGTAGTGTAGAATGCTGAGCCTAAAGCCATTTTCGCTTTAGCTTTATCTCTAATCGCTTTGTTAGGTGAACTTAATTGATTTCTATAATCTTTTAATAATAAATTTAAACCTGGTGATCTCTCTAAGGCAAACTTAGCTACGTTCGTAGGTGTTTGAATAAATGGTAAATAGTAATTCATCATGAAGTTCATGTAACCTAGATCTTTACTATTTTTTATATCTTGTAGTTTACCTCCGACAAAAGCTATAGCTCCGTCTTGATCTTTCATTTTAGTTTGAAATGTAGAATATAAAGTTGCTTGTCTTGCTTCTTCCACTATTGATTTAGTTGGATTAGTAACAAGATCAGCTAAATATATTTCTGCATTTTTTCTATCTAAAGATCCATCACCTATTTTTTTTAAAGTATCTCTATAAGCTAAACCATATAGTTCAGCTCTGTATTCTCTGTTTTTAAAATAGTTATCTGAAACCGTTAAAAGCTTTGTAGGTATTCTATCTAATGTTAAAATTCTTCCAGCTATATCCGTAAAGTTAGCAGACAAACTACCAGCTTCTTGATTGAAATTAGCAGCTGTAAATTTACCTGGTCTAACTTCAGCTTTATTACCGCTGACCATACTTGTAATTTTATCTATGTTTTTTAAGCTACCATTCATAGCAGCCCACATTTCTCTCGTTGCCATCGTTTTACCGAAAGCTCTAGCCATATCTTCGTATTCAGCAATTCCACCACCTTTGGCATCACCAAATAATCTTGCAGCTAATTTGTTTTCTGCTTGAATAATTCCTTGAGTAATCCAGTTACCAGCAGTGTTTCTAACGTGTGTTAATGGATTAGATAAAATCGCATTAATAAAAACTTCTGATACTGCTTCAGATATTCTGCTGTTAATAGTTCCAGCTTGTTCAGTAAATTGTAATCTTTGTTTTGTTGTACTTGTCTTAAGATACATCTGAGCCATCATCTTGATGTTATCTTCACCGCCAATCTCAACTAATAACTCTTGTCTATTTAATTCATCTAATCTTGCATTAGTGAATTTTTTAGTTCTTGTTGGTATTGAAAACTGTTGCAAGGCTCTTGCTGTTTCAGTTTGTACACCTTTTAAAATCTTTGTTAGTTCAGATGTTAAAGCAAAATGTTGTCTGTACTTTAATATATCATCAGAGCTTCCAGCTACTGCTTTAGCAGCAAGTTCATCTAATTTAGTGTAAGAAGCTTCTACTAATTCTCTTGTAGCTAATATGTATTCAGCATTTAATGTGTCACCTTTTTTTAAGTTCAGTAACGTAGCTGATAATTTTGTTTGGTCCTTTTGTAATAGGTCCGCTAAAGCTTGCGTTTGCTTATTAGTTTGTTCGCCTCTTTTTCTTGAACTAAAATCTTTTTTATAAGTTTCTGCAACTTCATCTATGTATTTAATAATATCGTCTTTAGACTGCATATTATTAATATTAAAATCGTTTAGTTTAGCTGGTGTTATTTTACCTCCAGCTTTTACTTTAAATAAAACTTTGTCTGCCTGTTCATCAGGAAAAGGCGTTTTTACTTTTGTCTTAACCGTAGCTGTTAATTCACCATCTACAGTTTCATAGTTTTTACCATCAATAAGAACTTTTTCTTTTTTAGCTTTATCGCCTTTTAAAAGTTTATCTCTTCTTATTTTAGGTCCAGCAATCTTCTCATCAATAATTTTTTGAGCGCCTTCTAATAATTGTTTACCTTCTGCTTCAGTAAATTTCTTACTGATGTTTCTAATGTTCACCATGTTTTAATTTTTCTGTTTTGAAAAAAACAAATATCTGAGGATAGTGTTTTCTTACTCTTTTTCTGTTGTTTGTGAAATAATATTGTTTTGGATATTATCTGATACTTTATTTACAGTTTCAGCTGTAGCTGTAGCTCCACCAACTGCAATAGCATTTTGTTGCCAATTAGAATTTTTAATACCTTTCAATACTGGACCTAACTTATCAAAAGCAAAACCTAAAGATGAACCTTCTATAGCAAGTAAAGCATTATCAACCATATCATCTGCTGATGTACCTTCTTCTATATTTGTGTATCTCTTTAAACTTTTTACAGCGTCAGTATCTACAAGCATGCTTGTATCTTTATTAAAAGCTAATGATTGACCTATGCCAAAAGATAAAGGTAAAGCGTACTGTTTTGGTAATCCAAATGATTTAAGTTTTTTATAAACTGGAACTATATAAGCAGCATCTTGTCCAACGATTGCAACCATCTTTGAAACTAATGGACTGTCTTTATCAAGCTCATCTAAGCTCTTCATTTGCTTATCTATTTTATCTTTAACAAATTCGTATGAGCTATCAGGATTAACACCTATTAAGTTTGTAGCACTATTAACAAATCCAAATCCATTCATTGTTCCTCGAGTAACACTTAACAACATGTCTTTTGGCATAGACTTAACAAAATCAAAAACATCTTCAACTAATGTAGTTTTTTCAGCTTCATCTATTTTACCTACCTGGACTTCACCAGCATTAGGATCAGGATCTTCACCGTCTAATAAAGCAGTATCAATCTTATTGTCTTTTAATAGTTTATACTCCTGGCTACTAATCAACTCTTCATCAGTTTTAAGACCTAAATATAAATCTAATATATTAGCCATTATTTAGTGTCCTCATCCAATTTAGATTTATTTCTTATATTAGCGCCTAGATCTTTTCTGACTTTGTAAACGTCAAATATAAAATCTAATCTTTTTATGTTTTCTCTGTAATCATTTACATTTTTAGATGTTTTAAATTCATCAACAACTTTTTGATAAAGATTTGTTTTTGTACTTATTGGATCGTTTTGTATTTTCATTTCCAAATCGCTAGTATCAATTTTAATATTTAACGGCATATCAAGATCTTCAATCTTTGGAAGTTTTTTAGTATCAGTAAAATTATTAATAGATTTTAGATAAGCGTTCTCAGGTGAAAAACCATTATTAATGTATCTGTTAAAATCACCTACAGCTTTCATACTTAATCTTTTTTTCTCACTAGCACTATCAGCACCACTTAAAGAAAAATAAACATTACTTACATTGCCTACATCTGTTTTTAATTGTTCTTGGTATTTTTTATAATCTTGTAATCCAACAATATCTTTACCGTATTTATCTAACAATCCTTTCATGACGATTGTTTCCTCAGGATTTAATCCTTCAATAAGAACTCTGTCAGAATGTATTGATCTTTTAATTTGATCTACATCTTCAGCTGTAGCTGCATAAGCTAACTGAGCATTAATTTGCTCAAGCATTTCTTCATTAGAAGCAGCTTTAGGATTTGCATAATACTTAATTAAAGCATTATACATTACAGTATTTATAGCTCCATCTTGATAGGTGTCGTAGATTTCATCTAAAGAATATTCTTTTTTACTAGGATTACTTTTAGATAAATTGATACTTTCAAGAATTGTTGTAAAATTATTTAATTGTTGGTCAACTTGAATTATTTCTTGTTTTTTAATTTCGTTATCTAAATTAAGTTCAGCGCTAAGTGTTTTGTTTCTAGCTTTTTCTAAATACTTTTTAGCTCCTACGTCACCAAATACTTTTACAATTTCTTTTCTTGTTTCGTTGTTAGTAAGATCTATGTCGTTATTGTTTATTCTATTAATTAATATAGATGATTGTAATAGTTTATCTTTTTCTTTTTTTAATTTTCTAAAATTATCTATACCGTAAAAATTTTCTTCCTCAGGATTTTGAAAAAAACTATCATATTTCTTTAATGCTATGAAACTTGTTGTCTTATCTTTGCTAGCAATATCGCTAATTAAACTATTAAGATTTTGATCTTTGTTATCTTTAGATTTAGTAACTGAATTTGCAATTAACTGATTTGATAATTTTAAACCTAAATCTAATCTTTTATCTCTGACATATTTATCGACACTTTTTTTAACTTCTTTATTAGAAGCTTCATACTTAAGACCCATAAGATCATTACTAAATAAATTAACATTATCTATATTAGTGCCTTTAGAATATTTAGAATAGCTTTGAGATATTTTAGAATTTAAACCTGTAATAATATCTGTAGCTTCGTTTTCGTTTTCTTCACGTCTTTGATCTTTTCTAATATCGTCAACGACTTTACCAATCTCACCTAAGCCTCTACCTAATTGTGTAGCTAGTGATACAGGAATTAATCCTCCTTGAGCTTGATCGCCTGGTTGTCTAACTTTAGATTGTACTTGATAAATTTTTAAAGTTGCCATTATCCTAATAAACTTCCTGAGCTTTGATAATTACCAAACATTTTGCCAGCAGCTTTTGCAAACTCTGTATCTCTTGTTAAATCACCTTTAAATCTTTCAGCAGTTCCTCTGCTTTCAGTTAAGATAGATCTATTGAAACTATCTATTAAATTCATTTCTGCGTTATAATCTTGAATAGCAACATCTGTAGCTTGATTAACTTTAAATTCTAAACCAGCTAAATAAGGTGATGTACCAGCTCTAAATTCTGCTCCTGAGTTTAAAGCACTAACTAAGAAAGTAGAGTATTGAGATTTTTGCTGTTTTAAAAATATAGGTCGAGTGACTTTATCATAAGTAGCTTTAGCTATTTCGCCTTGACGTTTTTGATAAGCTGCTTGCGCACTATAAACACTTTGATTGTACTTACCTATCGCTGAAGCTGCTTGTCCAGCTACTATGTTACCTATAAAACTCATAAATATATTTTTGCCATTCTGTAATAATCTGAACCATCAGGTCCATATTTTTTCATTAATCCTTCATCTTGCAATCCTAAGAACTTTGCAAAACGATAACCTTCTTTAAAACCAGCTTTTACCGATGTTTGTAATCGTCTAATTTTATTGTTTAAACATAAGAGATCTGTTCTCTTCTTAATTAATCTTGCAGCTTTGAATTTGATTTGAAATATTCTTTTGCCACCAATAACCCAGCCTTCGCATACTCCACTCCATAACGGAATAATGCCACCACAAACAATAGGATGACCATCACCCAATAAAGTAAATGACATACCAGGTCGTGAATGATCGAGGCGTAGTTCTTCATAGCTTGCATCAATTTTAAGTAATTCATAATTTAAACCTTCTTTAACAATTTGATCGCCATGTTCCTGACGGTATGGAACAATTAAATAATTATCCGTCACTTGTTACAACTGTTGGATAAATCGCCAGTACCGATAATGGTAAAGGCTGATCTTGTTTTATAAAAATAAATCCATCCGTATTGTAATCGTCTCTAAATTCTATTTCTTTATCACCAGCTATTAATGTTGAAACTGGAGTGTCCATTGGATCTGATGAAGTTCTAAATGGAACTGTTTCTAAATTCGTTAAGCTTGGTCCTACCTTCGCACCAACTGTTTCAAATAATCTTAATGTAACTTTACTAATTCTTTTTGTTTTTCCTTGAGACGTTCCTTCTGCAGCTCCACCTTCTATTCTCATAGTTTGTAGAACACTGTCATAGCTCAAACCTACAACTGCTTTTGATGTAGAGCGATCTAAGGATATTGAACCACTCGACACAACCTTATCTGCATGCGTTGCGCCATCCGCTAGGATAGAAACAGTTTGACCTTCCAAGTGGCTCAATCCTGTCAGCGTTGTTGTTGCTGAACCATCATAAATAAGATGACTGTCCACAAATCTAAAATCAGTTGCTGTTGTCTCATCAAAATCAAATTCAGAGAAACACTCAACATATCTTTTAGTTGCACCATTGACAGTTCTTTTTATGATAACCCATAATTCATCTTCAGTTAAAGTTCCTGAAATAGAAGCAACACTTTCACAAACAGCATCGCCTGATCCGAAAGATCCACCAAAAATATGTCTATGCCAAGCAGTAACATTTTCAGATCTCTGATAAGTTAATCCTGATAAAACTCCATCGTCTCTAACACACCAAAGAATACTGTCAGGCTCTTGCTGATAAGCCATTTCATTTATTCCTGTTTTAGTTACGATGTCATTTAATATGGTAAGGTCAGCGGCTACATATCCGTCAACGTCAAAATTGTAAGTTAGTTCTCTAATTTTTCTTTTAGCTTTTTGTAAAAATAGTATTGAGTTACCAGCTGGTTGCGCATCAACATTAGCTGATCCATAAGAGCTTTGTTTCTTAATTGTAATATTTGTTGGTGTAATAGCTGCATCCGTCCCATCCGCCGAAACGGTAAACTCACCGCCAGTTGTTCCAACAATTAAAGTTCTTTGTGCTTTTAAATATCTTATGGCATTAACCTGATTTGATGCGATGGTATAAATCATAGCATCGTCAGCATCGGTACCAGCAGTCATATTTTCGTAATCACCTGACTTTGAAAAATATAAAGTTTGCGGCTCAGCTGTAGTTCCAGCAAAAACCAATCTTTGTTCGAAGAATGATACGCTTGAAGGATGACCTGTTGTATCTGAGAAAGCTCCTAACTTCCAATCTGTCTTAGCATCAGTATTAGCAAAAGCTTTTGTAATTGTACAAACAACTACTGTGGTACTAGTACGAGCTGTAATTTTTGCTAAGCCACTATTAAAAGATATTATTCTTCCAACATCTGTAGCTAAAAATCCTGATCCACTATTAATTCCTGTAACAGCAGAAGCAGTAATATTAACGCCTGTACCTGTTGAAGCAGATGCTGGAGTTAAAGTTGTTGTCGTATCGTTAGGCTCTAAATATGGTCCGTCTGTAAAATCAACTTCTGTTAAAGACCAATTAGTATGACCAGTTCTTGAAAGCTTCATCGTTTCATGGTTTGGATGAACGATGTACATTACATCAGCTGATTGTGAAAATTTAATATCAAACAATTCTGCTGTTAAATATGGTGATGATATTTCATAAGCTGATCCACTATCTAAGATCTGACCTTTATCTTTAAAAAATCTAATATAAGTATTTCCAAATTCTAAAATATAAGTTTGAGTAGTTGAAAATTCAAAAGGTATTAATCTTGTTTTAGCAGCGCTTGATTTAACTTCTGCAATAAATTGTGTACCTACTCTTCTAGTAGCAGCACCTTGAGGATGTACTAAAAAGTTTTTTAATTCTTTGCAACCAGTTCCGTATTTAGTAAAGTCTGTTCTACCATCAAGCTTGGCTCCTAGTTCGCCTGATACAAAAGAGGTTAAAGCAAGTGTTGTTCTTGGCATAATTTTTTATAAATTTCTTGTTGTGTTAAACCTTGTTCATCTTTTTTACATTTGGTTCTAGGATCAATTTCGCCTACATCGATAACTTCTGTTAAAGCATATCGATAAACTTTTGTGTCATCATCACCCCATTGAAAATGTAATAAAACTCTTGGCTCTCTATATTTTTTTATTAAACCAGGATCAAAAGCAGTTGCGGTCATTATAACCTCGCATCAGTAAATTCGTTGCTCTCGACTGTACCTAAACTATTTTCTGTAGCATCTACAAATCTAGCCTCACGTAATCTTTCGTCAGCTGTCACCTGGTAATTCTTAGCTAGTGTTGCATTGTTTGTAATTGCATAAGCTATATCTGCAGCTAAAGCACTTGAGATACTTTCTTGTAAGTATGTATCGTATTCGTTTGGATCTGTAATTAAAGCTATATAAACTAAAAATACAGTTCCTTGATTAGTTTTAATTTTTCTACCTTCAACAACATAATCTATATCACTAGCAATACTATCTGTTGAACCTGTATGTATTTTTAAAACTCTTAAGCAATCACTTGGTAAAGTATATTGATTAGAATACTCTACTACTGGAGCTGCACTATCAGCTGCTAACTGAACTCTTTTAGTTAAACAGTTCCAAGCATGTGATCTAAAAATTCTATTTCTAATAGGCTCATATCTTTGGTTACATAACCTAGCATTCTTACTATCATCTGTTAATTGTGTGATTGTAGAAGCGCCCAATAAGTTTAAACCTGAATTGCAAATATCAACTACTGATGCCATTTTTTTCCTCGCATTTAAAAGTTATTAAAATTTTTTCTTTGTTTATAAAATCTTCGTCTATTTCCATTAGTTTTGTAAAAGATCGAATGTAACCATCACTAATACAAGAGTGATACGTTGGATAAGATAACGTGTGTGTTATAGATCCTAATTGTTCGTTACTGGTAAAACTAAATAAAGTTAAGATTAAAATATATTTCATGATTAGTAAGCCAGGCGGCTTTGATACCGCCTAGCCTAATTGTAGATAAATCTACTTCCTAGTTAACAACATATGAAATGTTCCATGACATAGTTCCTTCAGTACCACCAGCAGCAGCCATTGTAGCCGCTATATAGTAGTGTCCTCCAGGATCTGTAGTGTCACCAGCAAGTTCATACATTTTTTTGCTAGCCGTATCGATGTTAGCAGCTTCAAAACGAACATCCGCCATAGCAGCTTCATCAGCCACCGCACTTGCGAAAACATCTTCGTCTTTTACTGTTCCATCTGTAGTGTATATTCCAACATTGAAAGTACACGATCCACCTAATGTGTCTGAACCAATGAATAAACTTGGTACAGCTGCATTTGATGGGATCGGTGCTAACATAACAACATCGTCATTATCACTATCACCAGCCGCCAACTCAACAGTTCCATGTGCTGTTCTTAGAACACCATGTAGTTCTGCTGCGTTGTTTTTAACTTGAGGAGTAGCTTCAAAGTTAGCTACTAGATCTGTATTTTTAGTACCCATTTTCAGTTCCTCCTATTACGCTTCATGTGCTTGAATAGTAACAACTTTGGATTCTTCCATTCTAGTTGCGCCTATAGACATGCAGTTATATACTTGAGTTGCGTAGCCTTTGTTTGGCAGCTCATCAATTCTTGACATCAGATCTTGACCTAATGCAAGTTTCACACCATCCATAGCGTATGCTAAGCATAATCTTTTAGATGAAGCGATTGACAGTCTGTTAGAGACTACGAAGTTAAATCCTAAGAACGTATTAATTTCACCGTTACTTAATGCTTTAACTGTATTAAAATCCGAAGATGTCACTTCAGTAGTTCCTAACAAATCAGAAATTTGTTTTGGTCCTACTACTATGTATCTCGGAATTGATGGATCTACGTTACCGCTATCTAAGATTTCTTTTGCACTTCTTAGTTTTGCGATTGTTAATCCACCTGAGCTACTTTCAGTTATTTTCTGCGCAGCTGGTAAAGGCGTAGCTGTTGAGCCAGTCTCACCTGTGTTTGCAGAACCACTTATTGCAGCGATTACTTCATCATCCATTGCTCTACCTAATGCGAAAGCAGCAGCTTGAGCGTATGATGATGTTGGATCGATTAAAGTTCTGATCTTATCTTGGTTGTCGATAATATCAGCGTACTCATAATCTACCAAACTTACTCTTCTACGAGCGTGTGGAGTGTCGATCTGCGGAGTGTCAGCATGTCTGCTTGTTCTTTTAACCGCTGTAGCTGATCCTACTTGGTCGAAGAAAGCATTTTTGCCTACTACGCTCTCAACATCTACCGCACCTCTAAGAAGAGATCCTTTTTGTTGGCTAAGCATTGCAACATTGTTTGAATATTGCTCAACAAAAGCCGTTGTGATTTGATTAGACATTTCTAATCCTCCTCTTGGTTGGTTGATTGATTGTTGATTGATCGATTTGATTGACCGTCAATGACGGATCTAGTCTTTGCCTTTAAAGTCTGCAATTAGACTTTTTTCTTAGAAGGCTCTTTTGGAGTTATCTTCTTGGAAACTTTTTGAACCCATTCATAATAAGTTGTAGCTTTAGGAATTGGATTTGATCTATCTTTTTCAGATCCAAATTCAGTAGCTAATCTTAAACATTCAAGCGCTATCTCGGTATTAACCATTTAGCTGCTCTCGTAACTTCAAGACTTGTTCAACTGTTTTCTTATGATTAGGATGAGCTTTAGACCAGTATGGTGAACCATCTTCAGTAAGTTCAGAAATTTCTTTTTCTAACTCACTAGCAGTCATGTAACCAGTGCCATCGCCTTTTATAATTTCATCTTCAGATAATTTATCTGCAAGCATACTAAAAGCTTTTATGACATCAGGATTATCACCTAGTCTTGACCCATTCTTTAATATTGTTTGATTAAGAATATCAGATCCTAAAGTATCGATTGCAAGTTTCTTAGCTTGATCTAATCGTTTGTTATACTCAGGTCCAAAATCTTTTTTTAATTGAGCTTCTACTTCAACTTGCTTAGCTTCGGCTGCAACAAGTTTTGCTTGTTCGCTTTCACCATTCATTTCTTGGTAGAAGTTAATTAATCTTTCAGCTTGCTTTGGTAACAAACCTAATCGATGTGCAGTTTCATTAAAATTTTTTAGCTGCGTCTGGTCGATTTCACCTTCTTTAAAATCATATTTATAATCTTCAGGTGTTTTTGGTCTGCCTAACTTGTCAAAGACTTCTTGCCAATCATCATCCGTTGCCATTTTATTTGGTATAGCAACTTTATTAGCACCTACTAATCTTTGAGCTGATAAGTAAGACTTTACAAAATCTTCCATATTATTAAAATTTTGTAATGACTTTTCTTCTTGAAAGTCTTTAGGAATTAAATCTTTAAAATTTGTTTCCTGTTTTTCTTGTTGTACTTCTGCTTTAGGCTCGCTTTGAGTTAAAACAGTTTCTTTTACCGAAGGTGTTGCCTCAGGTTGTTGAGCAACATCCGTTGGTTGCTCAGATTGCTCTACTGGAGCAGTTGTCTGATTGTCCATATTTATCCTTATTGTTTTTGGTTTAGAATACTTTTTATAAATACCAGGATGGATCTTTGTCCTTCAAAGAATGCTCCTTCGTGGCTATCACCTTTTACATGAGTAGTATTAAACTCATGACATCTCTTCTCGAGATCTTCTATTACTTTTTTACCTTGATCTGTACCAAAGCAAATTTTGTAATTTTCAAAAAGTTCTTTTAACTTCTTATTCTGCTGGTCCATTAATATTATTTATTTCTTTAACCATTGGAGCTGCGTCTTTAGCTATTTGAGCTTCTTGCATTGCTTGTTGCATTTGCATTTGTTCTTGTTGCGCTGCAGCTTTTTGTTCTCGTAATTCTTGAACCTGTTTGTCAGATTTAATCATTCGAGCTGGTAATCCTAAAATATTTATAATTTGTTTTATTAAACCGTTTTCATCGATGTAATCTTGTACTGGAGCTAAAGGTGAGATCTGTGCAAATAATTCTAAACCTCTCATTAAATTTTGTAGCTCTTGTCCTTTTTGTGCTAGTGCCATTGGTGATACATATTCAATATCTACTTCTTGATTAGCAAGAACCTCAGGAGCTTCAGCAAATAATCCATTTCTTAACATGATGTTAAATACTCTTAAGATCATCGGTTGTAGTAATTCAGATTGTAATCTTCCTAATACTGGACCAAGTATTCTCATCTTCTCTTCATTTCTTTGAAGAACTTCTGTAGCTGTCATATTTCTATTTTCAGTAATAAGTAACTGGTCAACATGAAATATTTTTGCAATAGCTGAGCGTCTTTGATTTTCGTTATTTAAAGTTACACCAGTGTTTGCATTTATATTTAAAGGCTCAATTCTATCTCTTGATCCTGATCTATAATAATTTAAAGAACCTGGAGCCATTCTGATTGGACTAATCATACTGTCATCAGGAACAAGTAAAGGTGGGTCAACTTGTTTAGCTGCCGCCTTCAAACCATTCTCAACCATTTTATTTAATACTTTAATATCAGGTAGAGCATTCATCGTTGGTGATCTGCCGTAGATCTCTGTAGATGATTTTAAATATCTTGGAATGACATAAGGCATTTCTCTAAAACCACCAATAGATATGACATGTCCAGTGTGATCTTCCATGTAGATACTTTGAAATGGCATGTTAGACTTATCTTGTTTTCTCTCGTTATAAATTGTTCTTGGTCTTACAACGTGAACGAAGTCAACATCTTGTAAAGGATCTTTGTCGAATAATCTTTTTACGTCTCTACTTAAATTTTCTAATCCAAATTTATCTACAGCTGCATGAGCTGGCATTTTAAATTTTCTATAAATAGTATCTACAAAACCTTTTTTGTTTTCTTGGATATATAATTCTTTTATGTGTCTAGCAGAGAAACGTAGAATATCGTCTTTATCTTCTTCAATCATTAAACATGCTGTGCCAAAGCAAATTAAATCATGATAACTCTCAAAAATCTCTTGTTGAAAATTAGATCTAGCAAAAGCTAAATACATTTTATCTAAAGCACTTTCTAACCACTCTCTTGCATCGTCATCTTCATTTAAAAGACTTTCTTTAAAACGCATTGAAAACCATCTATTCGCAGATGATGTCAGCATACCATGTAAAGAAGCTGCAAGTAATTCTAGTGCGTGTATTGCAGTAGCATCGAACACTAAAGTATTTCTTTTATCACCTCTAGCTCTCTCTTTAGAAACTTCAGCTTTTCTTGTTAAAGCATAATCAGCACATTCTTGCCAATGACTTTCCCAAGTAGATCTTTGTTCCATTAATCTTGAAAGATTTGTTTTAAGTTCTGCTGATAGTTTTCTTAATTCTTGATCTTGCATTAACCGCCTAATAAAGTTTTTAATTGAATTTCTGCATCATTAGAAATGCCTTTTGATGAAGTAAGAAGCGTAGCTTTTCTACCTCTTCTTTTTGACTTATCGTAAACCGCCTCTACCGTTGTTGGTCCTGATGGTGTTGTAGGTTTAGGTGCAACGACTACAGGTGCTGGTGCTTTTCTTTTTTGTGGTACAAATCCACCCATATTATCCTCCTAATAAAGTTTTTTTTGAAACTGACATATCCTCTTCAAAATCTTGAGGATTTAATTTTTTGTATCTTTTTTTTTCTGCTTCGCTAAGTTTTTGATAATTTGTTGCAGTCTTTACATTTCTTAATTTGCCGCCAGTTTTTTCTTTAAAAATTCTTCTAGCATCTGTTAATTCAGCAACAGCATCTTTTTCATATGTTGGTCCAAAACCTATAGGACTAACTCCACTAACATAACTAGGATCAGGTCTTTTAAGCCTACGTTGCATTGTTCCAGTAGTTGACATTATCCTCCTAACAAAGTTTTCTTTGCGATGTTGTTATCAGCGACTTCGCCAATATCAGTGTCAGTTAAGATTGTAGATCTACGACCTTTTCTGTTTCTATTTCTTTTTCTCATTTCTTCTGCTTCTTGCGCAGCTCTTGCGCTATCTTCTGCGCTTGGTACATCTGCCACTGATGGCATTACCATTTGAGGTGGAGCTGGTATGTCAGGTTTAAAGATTGAACTCATATTTATATTCCTTTTGCATATTTTTAATGGTTGTTATTTTTTCTTTTTCTAAACCTACTGCTAATGTTCTAAAGCTATCGCAAGGATGGCTAGACCAATCGTGTACAGGTTTAGTTGCGTACACTCGAGACTTATCATTATATTTACGATGATAATGCCTAAGAGCGTTTATTAATTTTTGACAATTATCTACATCGATCTGACATCTTGGTAGCAGCATTTTAACTGCGTGGATGCCATCTTCGACTGAAAGCTTCTTAGCTATTTTAAATCTTAATCCTAATTGGTAAGCAACTTCTCTTTTAGTTCTACCAGTAGCGAAATCGGTTTGCTCAAGATCGTGTGGTCCATAATGATTTAAATAGACATAATCTTTTTCCTTGAGTAGTTGAGCATAGTAAGGAAACGCTTTATTATGGTCCTCAGCAAAGTCAATAATGTTAAGACTATGTCCAATAACTTGGAAAAAAATAATAGCGGTACTATCATTAAAACCAACATCCCAAGCGGTATTAACAGGATGAGACGGATCATAAGGCACTCTAGTAATTCTTCGTTCATTCTCTAATTTATTTAGTAAATCCCCATAAATAGATCCTGTGATATTTCCTATAAAGCTGCATTCAAATTCTTGATTGTACTTAGCTTGACCCATTACTTGAAGCGCTGCATCTAGCTCTTCCTGGTCTATTAGCTTTGTGTCTGATGATTTGGCTACATATAAAAACCAGTCATCGTTTTGCTGAGCCTTGAGATAATAATCATAAAAAAGATTATTCATTCCTTTTGGCGTTCCGCACATCGATAACCATCCTTTACGGTCAGAGAGTGCTGGTCTAATTACTTCATCAACAACAGCTGCGTTCACTTGAGCAGTCTCGTCAATTACGCAACCATCTAAATAAATTCCTCTTAAGCTATCAGGATTTTCTGCTGACAACAGCATGATCCTGGCGCCATTCATAAAATCACAACGTAACTCTGTTTCGTTATACTTCGTACCAGGTATTTTGCTGGTGTAATGTTTTAAGTAATCGAAAGCGATTTTTTTGGCTTGCGAATAAGTCGGAGCAAGATAAGCAAATCGTGGATTATGATTTTTGTTTGTCATCGCACATTTAATTAAATGATTGATTAACATTACCGTTTTGCCAAACCTCCTGTGGCAGCACAAAACTGAAAATCTATGTTTATCTAGCTTGCCATGTATATAAGCTTGTTGCTCTCTTGGCGAATACGGTATGGTTATTTTCATTAGTGTACTGTAGGAATTTTATCTTTATCCCAGTATTTCATATTTATTTTTTGAAATACGAAATCAGCAAACTCAGGCAAATCGTCTTGATCCTCAAATCCATTAAAGACCATCATCAGCTCATTATTAAATGTTGTAACTGTAAAGCCTGATACGTTCTTAAACTTGTTAGGTATTTCTAATTGTTTCTTTTTGCGTGTGTTGCTCATCGGTATATTATCGTAATAGAGGTGGCGCCATAAATTTGGGGTATGGTACCTTGCGTAAAAATGTTTTTTTTTGCTGTACCTTTTTGACTATTGCATGCCAGGCAGTCACTCTAGCTAAGTAAATCAATATAAATAAAACAAACTGGTGCATGCTTGGTGCAAAACTTTGTAGATCTACTCTACTTTAGAATAATTCCAAACTCCATGACGTGTGCGAGACGTTCTTTGTCCGCAACTACCAACGGTGTTTAATCACTTTCTGCTTCAATCACTTTCTCTTGCGGTTGTTGCCAGGTAATCTCTACTTTAGTGTCTTGTACGATCTGTTGTTTATCACCGTAGATTGGCAATAGTTTAGAGGCTAACCAACGGTAATGATGTAGCTTCTCACGCACGACCATAATATTTTTATTGTCTGCATTCTCAAGCTCTGTAATCATTTCATCAAGATAAGTCTGACATCCTATCTTTCTTGCTTGAACTATCTTGTTGGCAAACTCTTGGTGTTGGCTAATCCATTTGTAAACTACGCTTATGCTTGGCAATTCCTTCTCTCTGCATATCTGAGTTAAAGGTTTTCCTTGCATTAGTTTTTGACAAATATTTTCTGACACTTGGTCTGTCAGTTGTAATTTCTGAGACATCTTTAAACTGTTTTAAATTTTTGAGAACTTTTAATTTACCTTGCTTAGTTCGTGGACCTGTACTTAATCCACCGTGATTTTTACATCTGAATTTTTTAGAACTTCTGCAATAAAATCCTTTGGCTTTGCAACGGACAGTGTAGTTGCTTGATCTTGTATTGCTTTCGCAACGATCAGGTTTTAATTTCATTCGTTGGCTTAATCTGTTGGAATAAAAAAAAAGAGTAAAAAAAAATTAATCTTTAACAAACTGTTTTCATAACTACAGTTTAATTATACTGCCGATTTCTTATCCGTCTATTATTATTTTTTCCTATACGATGTGAAAAGATTTATTTGTAAGGATATATTTATTTAGTAAAGATTTTGTCGAAGTTGTCAAAGCTTTTTTTTAACTTATTAGATAATTTGTCTAAGACATTCTCATATCTTTTTTTAACTGTTGTACGATGTAAACCAAAAAACTTTCCAAGCTTGGTCCATTTAAAACGATTAGCACGCATCCACAATAGTTTACGATCTACTCTAGGATCATCTGATATATCTAAATCTATTTCACAAATAATATCTATTGCTAAGTCATACCTGGTCATTTGTCTTGGTGTTGCACGTAAAGATAGCTTTGGTCTTAAATGATAACCCCAGTCGTTCTTATCGTAATGTGTTTCAAGTAATTGATACATACTCGGACATCTATTGTTATTAGGTTTAGCAAGAAATCTCTCAGCAAATGCAGCATCATCCAAGATGTCAACAATATGTTTTTCAATCTTTAATTGTTCGTTAACTATAGTTTCTATGCTTCTTGACATTTTTTAATACCCATCTGTACATAAGTTTATCTTCAGAAATACTAAGCAGCTGCTCCTTCGGCAAACTACAAAGCTTATCGAATAACTCGTATTGATCGAGATCCTTATAAAGATAATCTGTTTTTATTTCTTGAGCTGTATGCTCTTTTAATAACTTCCAGGCTCTACTTGAATTAAATCTTTGAAAGCCTAATGATTTTACAAACTCTGTATGTCTTGGCATATCGAATGTAAGATATTTACCGTTGTCTGATATTTTAATTAACGGCAAATTATTAACTCTAATCTTAGTTAATCGTTGTAATGCTGCCTGGACTTGCTCCAATGAGATCTGAAAACAACCAGCTATGTTTACTAATCTTATAAAAGGTTTAAATTTTTTAACATCATAGTTCTTGCTACAATATTCGTAGATCCTAAAATCCAATGGTTCTATGGCGTTCTCAGTTAGAACTAATGGATCACT